ATTCTACTTTAGTGAATTAGCGGCATACCTACATGTACAATTAGTACCAAACATTTCTAGTATTGTTATTGTTCCGTCGAACACTACTAGTGTATTTGGTAGTTTAATGCAGGTCAATGCTGACATCAATGAAATTATAACCAGTGCAGCTACTGTGGACAACGTAGAAATAATCACTGCTATTACAGCCGCCCAACTCAATCAAACCGGCGCAGTTGTAACAGCTTAAATACATAATAACTTAAAAGATAGACTATGGCGATAAGACAAACTAAAAACTTTTTACCTGGCGTATTCCAGACTGATACAAATCAAAAATTTCTATCAGCTACAATGGATCAATTGGTCAGTGAACCTGATCTAACTAATTTATATGGTTATATAGGCCGCACATTTGCTCCGACGTTTCAATATGGTGATAGTTATATTACTGAACCGTCAACCGAGCGCCAAGATTATCAACTTGAACCTAGTGTAGTAATCCGAGATCAGCAAAATAATATCACATTCTTTGCGTCTTATACTGACTTACTAAATCAAATTAGTTATTACGGTGGATTCACAAACAATCAAAGTAGACTATGGGAACAAGAATACTATACGTTTGACCCATTGATTAGTTTTGACAAACTAGTTAATTTTACTCAATACTATTGGTTACCTGACGGCCCTGATCCTGTAGATGTTAATACTACCGGAATTCAAATACAAGAAACATATACTGTAACTAAAAATTCCAGCACAGGCGAATTGGTATTTATAGCCAATGGCACTGTGAATCATAGTCTGACCCTTGCTCGAGGCGGTGTATACAATTTTGTAGTAGATCAGCCCGGGCATCCGCTATGGATACAAACAGATATTGGCACAAGCGGAACTCTAACTCAAACAGGTACAATTAGTTCGCAGTCAGTGTTGGGAGTAGCTAACAATGGCACCGATGTTGGTACTATAACATTCCAAGTACCGCAAGCATCGGCACAAGATCGCTGGGTTAATATGCAGACTGTGTCTAATGTTGACTATGCTACACCAGTTCCTTATAATACTTGGCAAAATAAAACAGTCAGCCAATTTACTACTGAATATCCACAGTACAATGGTATTGTTGGCCAATTGGCAGGTAAAACTTTAATATTTGTAAATTCTGCTTATCAAGATGACATTTACTGGACTAACCCTGTAGTATATGATAACAATGGTAATGTAGTAGCTGGATATAATGCGGGCACAATTATTGCTGATGCTCCTGCTGGCAACTTAGCAGCAACAAGTCGCTATGGAATTTGGCAAGTATCATTAGTTGATGCTGGCATCAAAACATCTTCCGGAGCTACTGATTTATTAATTCAGTTAGTTCCTGTAGAAAATATTGCTATCAACACTAAAGTCTATACTAGATATGGTGTGGTTAATGCTAATAAAGAATTTTATAAAGACTATGATGGTTATTGGTATCAACAACCATTATTATCTGCTAGCCTAGATCAATTATATTTCCAAGACGGATCAGATTCTGAAGTATATTCATCTATTAGAATTGTAGAATACAGCGGATGGAATATTGATGTTGAAACCGAAATATTAGGTCAACAAAATTATACTAGTCCCAACGGAGTAGAGTTTACTACAGGTTTAAAAATTCAATTCGGCGCAGATGTGACTCCTACTAGCTATCAGTACAATCAATATTATGTTGAAGAAGTTGGCAGTTCGAGAACAGGTATTCGTTTAATTCCTGTTAGTGCGTTAGTAACACCAGAAACATACAATACAGAAAATGCTTTAAATTATCCAGGTAAACTATTTCCTGATTATATAACTATCAATCGCAGCAGCGTTGATGGCAACGCTTGGTCACGTAATAATCGTTGGTTCCATATAGACGTAATTACCGCAACAGCAAAATATAATAACACAATTCCATCATTTAGTCAATCAGCAAGAGCACAGCGACCAATTGTACAATTTGATGCTGATATTCAATTATTCAATAGCGGCCGTATTGCTCTGGCACCTATTAATATTTTGGATACTACTACTTTAGATGCGTTTACAGAATTAGAAGGACAAACATACACTAATCTATTTGGTATTCCTGTACTTGATTCAAATGGCAATCCAATATACCCTAACGGTCTACGTGTAATTTTTGCCGCTGATCAAGATCCATTAGTTAAAGATAAAATTTACGTTTTAACTTTTGTACAATATCAAATTGATACTTATGGAAATCCAACAGGTCCATGGCATATACAATTGTCCCTAGCAGATGACGGTAATGTAAATGCCTATAATACTGTGACTGTTACTAACGGACAATACCAAGGAAGTCAATGGTGGTATGACGGTGCTAACTGGAACTCTAGTCAACAAAAAACAGGAACTCAACAACCTCCATTGTTTGATGTATTAGATCCGAGCAATAAAAGTTATTCTACATATCCACGCAGTACGTTTGCTGGTACACAATTATTTGGTTACCTTGAATCTTCGACAGGCACAGCTGATAGCGTATTAGACTTCCCATTGAGTTACAAAAACTTTAGTACTCAAGGTGATATTGAATTCCAAAACTATTTTAATACAGATACATTTACCTATCTAAATGATAGCACTATTGTAACTTCTAATATTAATCTTGGATATCTACAAATAATTCAAGATATACAAACCCTAGTGCCAAGAAATACTTGGTTAACTGTGCCAGAACATAGTAAACAGTATCAACAAATTACCTATACCTATGATGGCACTAACAGTCCATTTGCTATCGATGTAACACCTAATACATCGTCGACTATTCCTTATGTAAAAGTATTCCAAAACTTTACATACTTACAACCTAGTCAATGGGTATTAGACAACAATACTATTACACTATCAACATCATTAACAGTGGGTGACCAAATTGTTATTTTGGTGTATAGTGACGAAGTAAGTAGTTTGGGTTTTTATCAAGTTCCACTGAACTTAGATTTAAATGCTCAAAATATTGATATTAATACATTAACCCTAGGACAATTGCGTAACCATCTAGTAGTACTAAGTCAAAATAGTTTCTTAGTTACTGGTAATGTTTTGGGTAATAGTAACCTACGAGACATAGATATTAAACAACAAGGCGGAACTTTATTACAACATAGTGCGCCTGTTCCTTATTCAATGTTCTTAATCGATGATAAAGCAAACTTTGTTAATAGTATTCGCTATGCTCAACAAGAATACACAAGATTTAAAAATAAATTTTTAGAATTAAGTGTAAGCCTATCTGGAATAGATCCTACTAATCCGGTTACTAGTGTTGATTTAATTTTAACTAAGATCAATTCATTTAAGAATAAAACATTCCCATGGTACTATAGTGATATGGTCCCATACGGTCCGTTAAAAAACACTATTACCTATACTGTATTTGATCCAAGTGTTACTAACTATGAAATTAGTCAAATATTTAATGACCAACAATTAAGTAATACTGCAATATTAGTATACCTTAATGGTACTCAACTTGTTAACAATATTGATTATGAATTTAATACAGTTACTCCATCGATAACATTTTCAACAACATTAAATGAAGGCGATGTTTTAACAATTGTTGAATACACTAATACTGATGGCAATTACATTCCAGAGACTCCTACTAAACTAGGACTATGGCCAACTTATATTCCAGAAATATTTTTAGATGACACATATAGAAGTCCTACAAATGTTATCCGAGGACACGATGGCAGTGTTACTCCTGCGTTTGGCGATTATAGAGATAGTTTCTTATTAGAACTAGAGTTACGTATCTATAATAACATTAAACTACCAGACACTGGCACATACGAAGACATTCTTAGTGTTGTTCCGGGTAAATTCCGCAAGAATGTAGCTGTTGAAAAATATTCATTAGCAGAAGCTAATCAATTGGTATCACAAAGCTTCTTAAACTGGATTGGTAATAATAAATTAGACTACAGCACAAACTCAACATTCGAAGCCAACGATGGATTTACATGGAACTATGGTAATTTCCAAGATCGCATAGACGGCGAACAACTTCCAGGTAGCTGGAGAGCATGTTATCAATACTTCTACGATACATTCCGCCCGCATATTACTCCGTGGGAAATGCTAGGATTTGCGGCTATGCCAAGCTGGTGGGAAAGTTATTATGGTCCAGGGCCATATACAGGTGCTAATAAATTATTATGGGATGACCTAGAGGCAGGCAATATTGTTCAAGGCGATCGTATGGGCATTGATCTTAACTATGCTCGTCCTGGCCTAAGTGAAATTATTCCAGTGGACACCAACGGCAACTTGCTAAGTCCTGTACAGATTCTAACTAAATCTATTAATAGTACACGAGGTGCTAGCGCCTGGTCAGTCGGACAGTATGGCCCTACAGAATTTGCTTGGAGAATAAGCAGTGAATTTCCTTTTGCTGTACAACAAGCATTGGCAGTGTCTAAACCAGGTAAGTATTTTGGCCAATTAATGGACACTTATAACTACACTAATGTAAATGATCTATATTCATTAGAAGATACAGCCACTGGACAAACTATAGGCAGTGAACAATATCTAACAGCTGAAACAAACCACCATATCACTCAAGATCAAATTGACTTCAATGGTGATACAACATCCGGAACTGTATATCGCGGCGCAGGTTATATTAACTATATTGCTGAATATCTAATTAGTATAGGAATTAATCCTGCTACATATATTATGCCAATGTTGGAAAATTTCCAAGTTAATTTGGCATACAAGGCTGCTGGATTTACAGATCAAAATTATTTACAAGTACTAGCTGAGCAAGTTAGCCCTACTAGCACAAACGCAAGTATTCTTATACCTAATGAAAACTATAAGGTATATTTGAATGAAACTCCTGTGCCTACACAAAAATTAATCTACAGTGCTGTTATTGTAGAAAAGACCACAAATGGTTACAGTGTACGTGGATATGATTTACAAAATAGTTATTTCACTATTATACCAAGCGTGGTTAATACTAACGCACAACGAATCACTGTTTTAAATAGCAGTGCTGTGGTTTACAATAACTATCAAAAATTAAAACTACGTGTACCTTACGGTTATGAATTTACAACCCAACAACAGGTAGCGGATTTCTTAAATGGTTATCAACGTTATTTGGTAGCACAAGGATTTACATTCAATGAATTAGATCCTAATCTAAATAAACTACGCAATTTCCAATTAAGTATACAGGAATTCTTATACTGGGCTCAACAAGGGTGGGCACCAGGCAGTTTAATTGTATTAAGTCCTGTAGCTGAAACTATTAACGCAGTTTCATCTGGAGCTATCACACAAGGCATTGAAGATAATCCTTATGGAAGTAAAGTATTAGATCAAAACTTCCAATTGATTAAGAATAACAATTATTCTATACTACGTACTCCTAATAGTTTTAAATTATCGTTGACAAATGCTAGTGTTATTGGTTATTTAGAAGTTAACCTTGTACAGTTCGAACATGCCTTGATATTCGACAATGAAACTGTGTTTAGCGATGTTATCTATCAACCAGAAACTGGTAATAGACAATTCCGTTTGAAATTACAAGGACAAAAAACTGCTGG